CGGTTTAACGAGCTCCTCAAGCTCAACCCTCCGGATAGTGCAGGCTCCGGATGCCTTGTAATTCCACAGTTTTCGATAAAGTGGTCTTACGGAATCTTCGGTTTGTGTGCTGTATATCTGACTAGCTACCCTGCGAGAGTTTTGCGGGGCCTATAGGAGATAGGGACAGTAATTGGTATTATATTTATTGCTCCATCACCAACACACATTCCTGGATTCGTTACGTAACGCCGGCGGACTTGCGTCCCTTTCCGGAGGGTAAAAGGGTCTGATACAGTTCCTTCCGTATCGACTTTCTTTCCTAGGCGTTCTATTTTTACCCAATTATCAAACCAAAAGAGGTCTAACTTATGAGGCAGATTTAAGAAACTTTGTAACCTAGATACTAACATCTCAAGCCGATTCACATAGCTAAAATCTGGCCGCCCAACGCTCATGCACTCAAAGAGTGCTTTTACGTTCGGATTAAGCCGCGCTAATTCCTCAACTGTATCATCACCAGTGGACCGTAGGCTATCTTGGTAGAAGTATTTCTGACCGAAGTAACCTAAAACAGAATGGTCGTATGGTGATAAATGTTGTAACCCTAGCTGTGTATCACTCAAAGGCACCTTTTCAAAAGTAAAATACCAGGAGGTTTCCCAACCAGCATTCAATATATCAAGGTTCCTTTCCGACAAGTCTTGTTTCAACCGCCAGTCGTCATCCCATATGTGCCCGTCCTCCGTTAAAGGTGGACCGTAAGCACGGAACTGACTAGGTATATGTGAAATAACAATGTCTCTAAGAAATACCAACTCCTCTTTATCACGTAGCCAGTTTGCCAACCCAATTAACCGGGCAGGGCTAAAGGTATCCGTGACATAGAAAGGCCGTACCGGAGTTTTTTTGAAGAAGTCACCACCACAGGATTCCCGAAAGCTTCCCGTTAAGTGTGTCTTTTTTACATTAACTTCCATTCCTAAAGCACTCAACCATCGCATCGCTGTCTCAGCGTGGCGTTTCTTGAGTATAATATCATCGCCGTAAACGAAGACTTCGGGATTTTCACCGAATTCCTCTTTAATACCGGCTTTAATAATGGAGAGAAATAATGCAGTTTCATACTCAAACGTAAAACCGTTACCCATTGTCGAAAAGAAATGGCATGGGATCACTGCCTCTGTCGCTTGGAAACGACAGCACAGATCGATCTGTCCAGAGTACTCTTCGCCATGTTTGGCAAGAAACAACATCTGATCCTTGAACTGCTTTTGACCACGAACTCCTTTGCCAAAGACTAATGGCATCGTTAAGTAGTGATCACGCACGGTATACAATTTTTCATACCATCCAGGAGGAGTAACTTCCCCCGGAAGTAGTCCTGCAATAGAACTACTCGCATCAGCAAGGTCCAGAGTAACCCAATCATCGTCACCGTCACCACCTGACCCTTCACGGGCTAACAGTTGGTGGAATAGTTGCTGGCTCGGTAATAAGATACCTACCTTATTCAGTCGCCTGCGGATCAATCTACCAAGGGCACGCTGTAAAAAGCCGTTATCCCTCGATGTCATTACCGCCGGCCTGCCGGTTTCGATGTTTTTCTTCACCGTAAACACTCGACCAAACACGTTACCTGTCCTACTTCCACGCATCTCGTAAGGTGCGTTTTGACTCGGCCAGTAACGGTTTAAGATCCGGTTCACTGCGTAACTGCAACTTCGATCACTCCCAAGTTTTGCTAAAACTTGGCTCGAAGTGAACTCTCTCGGGGCACATAAAATCGTAGATCCCCGCTTCTTCCCAGCACGTGTTGAGCGAATCGTACACACAGCTGAGCCACTGCTCAACTGGCCATGTGTAATAACCCGTTCCCATGATGGTGGGGTCCCTAAAAGGGCTCCCATTTCCCTGCTTACAAGAAGCAACTTCGATTGGAGAAGATCCCAATCTTCCATTAATGTGTCGTCGACCGGTTTAAAGGCAAGACGCCGGTTAAATGCCTTAGCTTTAGCATTCGCACGTAAGAGAGTTTCAACACTCGCTATTTCCCGTGCCACATCAGAGAAACAATCATCATTGGTTACATGCCCGGCATTTTTTGAAAAAAGTGCCAAAACCTGACGAACCAATATAACTTCAGTACAGTCGTAAGAGGAGTAATCAACTTCAAACTTCAACAGAAATAAAATATCCTGTCTACATATAGCGCGAAACAAAGGCTCAAATTTCTTTGGATCAAGATGCATTAACTTAAAACCGATCGATTTTGCAATCGACCATAAAAGTTTTACGTTGACATCAGAATCCAGGGGTTGATAAAGCTCTTCCATCCATTCGGATGTAACCTTTAAGCCAGTGATGTCCTCCTTATCTGGAAAGTGAAACGAATTATCAGTTTCATCAAATACTCGCCAGAATGTTGCGTCCTTACTCAAATCTTCGCTAAAAATTAGTTCAAGACAGTCCCATAAATCATGAAGAATAGCTGGGGGATGTAACATAAAATACTCCAGAAAAATTATTTATAAAAGAAGGTATATCATGAGGTAATACAAGCGGCCATACCGTAAATAACTACAGAGCCCACAGGATGTCCTTTACCAGTCTCCAAACCTGTACCTATACTCGTAGAGAAGGCAGCAGGCAGGTTTTCTGCACAAATCGCCGAAGATAATGGCGTGAGCGCAACACCTAAGGGAATGGTAAACATGATACTGTTTTTCGCAATTTCAGGACGAATACCCGTTAAAACAACGTCGTTAGCACTACGCAACTGCTTATCTGCATAAAACTCAGAATTTAGCAAGTGGTGTCGAACGGTGACAATTACTTGTCTCGTTGCTTTTGTTAGGGTTTCAGAAATTGTTAAAGTCGCCCGGTTTTCCGGGGAGAGAGTTGCTGAATCTTCACGATACACAAGAGCTTTGTTACCATCTCGTTTCAATAGAGAGAATGACGTAGCTACGCCGTGAATCGGAAATGTTAGGGTTTTTGATATTAATGCCATTACTGGCCTCCATTCTAGGATTTAACATGTAAAATAACGCCAAAATTAGTTTCGCTAAAAAGAATTTAGTGAGTATAACCCGACGAGTTCTGCGCTTAGATCCGGAAGTGCGAACCGGTCTCCTTTCATTCAGAATCGGCATTAGTAACGCCTCCTGACTGAAGATAACTGTGTTAAAGCAGCGGAGATATGTGCCCATTGACGGAGTGAAGCCTGAGCGTTCAGCTCAAACTCTATCATCAATCCTGGCAAGGAATGATCCAATATACGGCGAGAAGATACAATTTGCTTGTCTTCACAGGACCCCACCATAACCCAGGAAAATGGCTTTGTGCCAAAAGGGTATGGATTGTAAGGTTTTGTCGTACATATATCAAGCCATCCATATGTAATAGGTGAACTAACCAATCGTAATGCCATATAAGCCTGCATTAGCGGGCCTATCGGAGCAAAATAATCGATTAACCAAGAAAAAGGGAATCGTTCCCATAAAACTTGATAGACACTTATGTTCGGGCGAAGACGACCTAGACGCTCTGCATTTACAGGCGTTTCTCGGAAGCATGTCAAATCTGTAAAGACTGACATATAGTTTGTCGCTTCCTGGTTTTCAGTGCTCACATCATATTTTGTCCCGGCCCTGACACGCATACTCTGATTAAACCCAGAGTTAAGGTCATGAGCCATATCACCTAACTTTTCTTCTATATCTGCTAACAAAGGGAGAACCCCAAAATCGCATAATAAGAAAAGCCCAGCTCCATCTTTAGAAAGCTCTTTTATCTGATCTTTTGTAAGTGGAGTACCTGGTATAAACGTATTGCCTTTCTTTAACCTTTTTGGAGACCTAGGACTCTTCTGAGGCTTTGGTTTCTTAATTGGTAGAACCTTGACTTTACGGGGTGTTTTTATTAGAGGTCCCCCAGGACCTTGTTGCCTTCCCCATTTAGGTATTATCACCTCTGCTACCTTCTCTGGCGGCTTAGGCGGTTTATATCCGGGGAGGTTGAGAATGGTCCGAGCTTTATCTTTTATTAATCTTTCAGCTTTAGGGGTTAACCCAAGATGAGGATTTTTTATAGAGAGCACGGGATCACCTTTTGGAATATTTTTAAAGCCATTTACCATAGGCCTGATGAGGTTATTTAACAATCCCAATCCAATGTCCTTGAGCATCGATGCTGTTTTATCAGCTTCAGCTAAGGCCATAGCAGAAGAATACTGCTCACATTTCTCACCTAACTTTGCGAGGATCTTATATAACCGCTCTGCCTCGTTGTAGCCAATCGTTGGACTAACCGATGACTGGAGACTAGCAGTTACTAAACTTACGGGGAAATATCCGCTAAAGGTTTTTGGGTTATAATTAATGCACGCTGGATTTGGATCCCCAGCTGTATACACATATGAACGCCAATAGCCAATAGAACCTTCTTGTATTACACCAAAATAACGGTGAGAAACAAGTCGGGATCCGTCATCACCATCACCTCGGGAGTAAAAATACCTCCCTACCGCACCAGTGTCGGCGAACCATTCTTCGGATATCGGAACGGATTGAGTCATAGAGATATCTCTTCTACTCATAAGACCGCCCTTGAAAAAACAAAAAACTTCAACTGTTCCAAATGGAACAGCCCACGAGTCGACTGATCCGAAAGGAACTCTAACAAAGGTTTAGTTAGAGACACCGTACTGTTGTAGATAAAATCAACAGGCACGAGGTACTCAATTAGCCAATGCATTTGAACCTCCTTTAAAAGTAACTCGAGGAACCCGTAGTAGAAACATAACATTATCTCCACCTAAGGGTGGGGGGCTGCCGTAAGGC